GAGTTGAGCGAGGCAGGGTTGATATGGATTGTGCTGGAGGGAGAGCCGAAGCGATTGAGGAAGTCCCAGAGCGGAGGGAAGAAGCATTTTTTATTGGTTGGTTTAGCGGACTTAGTTCGTGAGTAGCGCGAGGAGGTGCGTGGGGAGGCGTGCGAGAGGAACGCGCGAGAGCTTTTAGGGGGGGTTATCTTTTGGAGAAGATATCTCTCACGCGTTCAAACTTATTGCTTGCGGTCAATTATTACTATCGCGAGCGCTGTTAGAAATATCATTACAGCGAATGTTATTGTGACTCCTGCGAATATGTTAATAATTAGGTCAAGCATTGGTAGTTGTGGTTAAAAATACTAGTTTATCCTCTTTGTGTAATTTTTCAACATAATTCCTCATTTCATCTATTGAGGGATAGCCTGGCATTTCAAATTCTATTATTACTTTGGTTATTTGTTTCTTGTCGCGCTTTTTGAAGATACTATCCCAATTATTTCGTATCTTGTTTATATCTTCTTTACGTCTGCCACTTCCTTTGCCTGTCATTAGTACACCTTTTTAATTTTATCTTTTATTGATTTTGTCATATTGATAATTTCTAATGCTTGTTTTGAATTGTGTTTACTTAACTTTTTTATTTCGTTTTTGTCTTTTTGGTTTTTTGCCTCTTTGTAATACATTTCAAGGTTGCGCATTACTTTTTCCAATTCAGTCATTAAATCTTTATCAAGCCATTCCGCTATATGTTTACATTCTTTTTTAGTAAATGTTATTCCTTTACCCATTAGATTAGATCTCCTATTGTTTGCTCGTGGAAAATACTTTCCGCTATGTATTCTAGTATTTCGTCTCGGTCATCGTCTGGGTGCAAGCCGTGTGCAAATGCCATGTAATCTATTTCATTATCAAGCAGGCCTTTTCTATCTTGCTCTAATACATAATGGTTTATGTTTTCCAGTGTTTGCTCGTTGTGTTGATTGCTCATACTGGTTGCCTAAATAAATGAAACAATGCTTTTAGCTTTTCATCGGTTAAATGTCGTAAGTGTTTTGGTACGTCCTCTCGCTTCATGTAAGCCTCACTGTGCCACTGGGGGAGACTGTGCCTAGCCTTTCCCCTGTTATTGTTATTAAAAGCCATGAGCCGTCCTCTAAGAGCCTACAAGAGGGTTGATGTGGGTATATTATTTCGCCCTCATGTTTTAGGTTATCTCTTATGTGCTTTGCATAGCAAAACTCGGCGCGTGGATAACTGATCTTATATTGTTGCATTATCATTGTTGCTCCTTAGTATAAATAACAAAATAATCATAACCCTTACCATTTCCGTCTTCGTTTATGTAATCCCATTCAAGATTATAGAAATTAGCTATATCTTCTATATAAGTAGAATCAATATCAGAATATTCATTGTCTAAAAAGTTTTCCCATTTCTCAAAAGTGTCATAACCATTTTCAATAAAATATTCTTTAAATGTTTCATAACAAACCGAGTAAATACTGCATGGAGAATCAACTACATTTATAGATGTTGGTATATTGTGGGTTTCTTTTTCTGTTTCAAATTGTTTCATTAGTCTTGCTCCCTTTGTGATGGTTTACCATTAGGAAAGGTAAGCGCCATACTAAACGCTTGCCAGTCCTTTGGTGTCATTATTTGCTCTACTTTGTGTATTGGCGTGTTATCTTTTAGGCCGTACTTCTTGCGAAGTTGTCCTATGATACTTTTGTGTGATTTGGTTTTAATATTCATTACGCCACCTCTAATTGGTTTATATAATCAAAAACGATTTCCTCGCCTATAATATATACATACATATTTACAATAGCTTCCGGACTTGAAAAGTCTGTCATAACTTCGCCAAAGTTAAACAGCTCATAGTCTTTTATAAAGTCAATAATATTAAAGACTTGGTCTCCTAGCCATTGAGTAGCTTTGTAAGATCCGATGATGTAATAATCAGTATTAAAGATTTCATGGTGTAAATCATCTGTATTAGTTAAAATCCATTTCTTATCATACTCATTAATAGAATCATTAAAGTATTCTTGTATTTCTTGTTTCTTGTAGTTCATTGTTATCTTCTCCATTTATAACAGCTTCGCATTATTGCTAGGCTTCTACCCAAAAAGCCCACATAAAGCGGGCTTGTTTGGTTGGGGTTGTGGTTAGTTCATGTTTTTAAATTAACCTTGCTTTCTTCAGATAATCTACAGAAGTTCCTCCATCCATCTCATCTGTTAAATTAAACTGAACTGCATTGCCCCACTCATCACAATCAAAGTGTTCGTTTGGTATGTCTAACTTAATCCATACATGACTAACTGTATTTGGATTATCCCAATCGTTTTTAGAAAAATTAACAACTGTTCCGCATTGATTAGAAATATCCGTTTCATAATTTGTCACACAAGCAAAAGTATTGTCTGCAAATTTAACTCTGTCTCCATCTTTTAATTTAGTTATATCTAACATTATTTTCTCCAAAGTATCAAAGCTTAATTGCCTTGTAATACCCATTATATACATTTACACCCAATAAGCAACACTTTATAGTTAAAAAAGTGCAATTAATTACCTAAAAGGCATAAATAAAAGGTTTATAAGCTATAATTAATCGGAATATGGAAGTAAAAACACCAAAAAAAAGGGGACGTAAACCTGTAGTCATTGACTATGAAAGGGTTGAATATCTGGCGTCTTTAAACATGGGAATAATGGATATTTGCCGTAGTCTTGGTATTGGTTGGGATACATTTAACAAACATAGAAACAAAAAAAATTCGGAATTAAAGGAAAGATTAGATAAAGGAAAAGCAAAAGGACTTCAACTAGCAACAACAAAACTCATGGAAAAAATACAAGAGGGCGAGTTCAACGCAATCCAGTTTTATCTAAAATCAGCGGACCGCGAAACATGGGCTGAAAAGCAAACAGTAGAACATAATCTAAACCTGGCAGGGATCTTAGACAGCGCGCGCGCCAGGATAATAGAACACCAGGCGCCAGCACGCGCACTGCCCAAGCGCGCGCAAGCGCTGAGCAAAAATGCACAACGAGACGGCGAAGGCGATGGCGCGAATGAATAAATATAGGGTGGGGTGGGTGCGAGCAGTAGTTTTTACACTCCCTTTTTAACTAATGCAATATTCTCTCAATAAATCGCATTTGACCCCCCCCTTTCGTTGCGTGGCGGTGGTGATATATGTATAACTACTCAACTAAAATTTTTTAATTTTTTTTTAATATGAAATACGGCGTAAAACTAGAAAAAGAATTGATGACCGAACTATGGTCAGGACCAATTAAAGACAACCCAGTAAACTTTGTTAAGTATGTATTCCCATGGGGACAAAAAGACACCCCCCTTGAAGATTTCAAAGGACCAAGAAAGTGGCAGGAAAAAATTTTACGAGAAATGGCAATACACATTGAGCGAAACAATGTATTAGATTTACCAGAGATGTTTAGACTAGCCGTAGCATCAGGTCGTGGTATTGGTAAGTCCGCACTTGTCGCATGGATCATACTTTGGATGTTATCTACTAGACTTGGTTCTACCATAATCGTAACTGCTAACACCGAGCAACAGCTCCGTTCAAGAACATGGGCTGAACTTGGTAAGTGGCTAACACTATCTATTAACTCTCATTGGTTTACCAAGACAGCAACCACGATTAAACCAGCACAATGGTTTGAAGATGCGCTAATAAACGACCTCAAGATTGACACTGGTTATTATTACGCGCAGGCACAGTTATGGAGTGAGGAAAACCCAGATGCGTTTGCAGGCATCCATTCATCTTACGGCGTATGCCTGATAATGGATGAAGCATCAGGTATTCCTTCTCCTATTTACTCGGTCAGCGAGGGGTTCTTCTCCGAACCCACGCGCGACCGCTATTGGTTTACTTTCTCCAACCCGCGCCGAAACACTGGGCCATTCTACGACAGCTTTAACTCTAAGCAATCTTTTTGGAAGAACGAGCAGATTGACTCGCGCACGGTAGAAGGCACTGACCAAAAGCTCTTTCAAACGATGATTGAGCAATACGGCGAGGATTCCACAGTCGCGCGCGTGGAGGTGATGGGCGAGTTTCCATCCGCAGACGACGATACTGTCATACCAATGGGATTGGTCAAGGCGGCTATAGATAGGGATGTCTCTCTTACAGCTAACGCGCCTATTATATGGGGTCTGGATGTCGCTAGATTTGGCGGTGATAACTCCGCGCTATGTATACGACAAGGAAACCATGTGATGAGTATTAAGTCGTTTAAGTCTATGGACTTGATGCAGTTATGTGGTGTGATTAAGAATATGTATGACGAATCTACTGCGATAGAGAAACCGCAGGAAATATTGATTGATGTCATTGGTTTGGGCGCAGGCGTGGTGGATAGACTAGCAGAGCAAAACTTACCTGTGCGCGGAGTCAATGTGGCGGAAGCGCCAGCGAGTAAGAAAAATTATTTAAACCTACGCGCTGAATTATGGTTTGCGATTAAAGACTGGTTGGTGCAAAGAGATTGCAGGATTCCGCAGGACGATGAGTTGGTTGCAGAACTAGCATCGCCTTTGTATAAATATACGTCTACAGGTAAAATCAAGATTGAGAGTAAGGATGAAATGCGTAAGCGTGGAATTAAGTCTCCAGACAAGGCGGATGCGCTCGCGCTGACGATGGCATCCTCTGCTGCAAGTTTTGGTGGAAGCACTAGCTTTTTAGGTTATAATTTCAGACAACCTCTTAAATCAAAAATAATCAGAGTAGGATAAAGTATGGCAAAGAAGTACAACGAAGAAGAAATTAAAGCAGTCGTCCAAGAAGAAACAGATATGATTGATCTTGTAGGCGTGATTAAGTCCGAGATGGATGATGCTAAAGATTTCATA